AAATTTAAACCTTTATATGCTTGGTAAAAAGTATAATGATTTGCACTAGCAAGCCATCCTTGTTTTGGTTTTTCTTCTTCAGTTTCAATTCCAAAAGTATTAACTAAATTTTCTTGTTGTGCTTTTGGCAATGAGTTGTAAACAGAATTAGCAACATTTGCAGGCATAGCTAATAAGTTTTTGTGAACCGCAAGCGCCTTAGAAAGGTTATCCATACGTCTTTTGTCGCGTTCAGATAAACCTGCTAACTCTGCCGCAACCTTTAAAGTTTCAGACATTAGTTACCTCGTGATAAGGCGTTTTGATATAATATTGCTATCTCTCCAGTATCGTCATAAGGAAGCATTTTTGCCAAAATGTCTGACATTTTTTGTGTAGCAAATTGAGATTGCATACCTAGAACTTCTGGTCCTGGACCTTCACCCATTACAATACCTGAAGTGATTGGTTCATCTGGACGTTGTGATGGAGCATATAGCGGAGTTACTGGTTTCAGTTGACTTGGAGCCATACCCATCTCACTACGAGATGTTGGGCGTACATCTGGGGTCCTTGCTAGTGGAGCGCCTGCTTTATTAGCGGCGTTCTCAACACCTGAGCCATACTCTGTTGATTGGAAAGATAAACCATCTGTTCTTTTGGAGAATTTACCAGGACCTGATACGCCTGCCATTGGTCCTCTAGCCATTGTTGTCCTCCATCTTTTCTAAATCTGAGGTAAATTGTTCCCACACTCTGGAAACCTTTGTTGTTCTATTCGCGTTATACACTGCTAATTCTAAAATCTCCGATGCGAGCATCTCTACAGCTCGCGTTACATTCACAAAGAAACCTGATAGAACTACTAAGAAATCTGCAAGAGTGACAGAGCGTGGCACATTATCATTTTCTTCTTCCACGCCCTATCCTCTCGTTAAGTAATACCTAAGCCTTCTTGCCTTTACGTCCTGCGGGGGTATAGCCAAATCTGACTTCTCCGCCTGCTGGTTTAGGAGCGCTCTTTGGACCTTCCTTTGGCTTAGCCATAGAAGCCTTTGCACGACCACCTTTTTTCGTATTCATATCACACCTCCCTACCCTGCGATAGATGCGAGTAATGTAGCGATATCTGGACGAGAGCCAGCAGCAGGAGCCACGCCCATTTGTTCTGGAATTGGCTGCGAGGCAGGAACGGGGGCCAATCCTGCTGCTGGAACTTCTGCGCCCATTGGCACTTCTGGTTGTTCTACGGGTTCTGGTGCTGGGAAGACCTCTTGCACCACCGTCTCTAGTTGCTTACCCTTCTGACGACCTCGGATTACCTCGGCGATTCGACTAACAATCTGAGAAGGATCTTGACCTTGTGCTGCAATCGCTGGAATAGCCTGGGCGTACTGAGCAACAGCAATACGCAGAGAATCACGCATCTCTTCAATATCCACACGCTGCTCTTCTTGAGTGACATTTAACTCCATAGGAATTTCTCTGCGTACATAATCTCTTGATACAAGTTTGTCGCTACGCATCTGTAGCAAGGCGATGATGGCATTGTTCGGATTCATCCCAGACATAATGCCGTAGCGCACATCTACGCCGTATTCGCCAGCAATCTGCCTATTGGGTACATACTTCATATTAAACGGTGTACCATCATCAACGCCTTTGATTTCCTTGGTCATATTGCCAAAGATCTTCTCATCAACCTCAAAGCAGAGCGATACAAGTTCGGTAAATAGGCGAGCAAACTGGGCCTGCGCTGCACGAACCTGCGTATCAAAGCCTGCTTGGAGCGCTTGAACGCCGCGACCTGTGATGATGGATGCGTCAATGTTACCGCTACGCACCTCTGGATAACGAGCGCCGAGACGTAGCTCGCGCTCAAGTACACCAGACTCAGTGAAGACTCCAGGTGGTAGTTCTAGCGGTACACGGCGAATTGCTTGAGGATTAGCAGAACGCATAATAGAGTCAGGGCCAAGTGCAAGTTCTTGGACATCCTGCGGAATAGCAATCGGCGCTTGGATAGATTTCTCTGCTGCTTGGATTTGTAGCACAGCAAAACGCGCACGAGCTAGTTGTACCGCTAGAATATCATCGAATTGACCACGTGCTTCACCGTCGAGGGATGAACGGATAGCCACACGTGCCATACACTTGCCAACAGGATTGGGAATATTTGATAGGACTAGGTTGTTACGATTAGGCACATAGATTAAATCTTGGTCTTTGTCGTGGTAACGGACCATCGTGATATATGGCGAACTAGATGCATACTGATTGTTGGTGATAATCTGGTTGTAGAACTCTGGATATTGCATCGCTAGCGACTCAGCATCGGTATTGATAACTTGAGTGATGGAGATACAACGACCAAAGCGGTCCATCTCAGGATAGACACCAAACGGATTGAGCAGGCGGATACGTGGATTGTTGGTGTCGTAATCCATCTCTACAAGAGCTGGTAACATTCCGTAGGTGTTGAACCAGTCAGCGCCTGTATACATCTGAATCTGCAACTCAGATAGCGATACGTAATAGTTTGCGATACGGGTTCTTGTATCAGCGCTCTTACGTGCTGCATCTGAGACCATATTGGTAGCAGCGCAGTTAAAGGATGGCAGTGGTGCCATCACCTCTGCTAGATCGCGTGCTGCAACATCAACAAAGTTGGCAACCAGAGGCTTGGGATAGTCCTCAGAGAACATCGCAGGATAGACCTTGTTGATATCTCCTTGACGCACCGATAGCACATCGCGCATACGCTGGTCACGGGTAGCATACTTGGTCTGCAACCGTGTAACCTTAGCGATGACCTCTTTGGTAGTTAACATTTATATTCCTAATTAAAAGGGGGGTTACTTCTTGCTACCCTGCTTGCGCTTTGTTTCAGTTTCATAACGTTCATTAAAAGTTAAACCTGATTTAGGTTGTTTAATAGATTTAATTTCAGCAGACTTAGTTCCACTCTTGCCTTTAGTTGCTGCTGTGTAAACTTCGCCAACTTGCTTTGCAAGGTTTCGTGCTGCTTTTGCTCTTATTTCACTTCCCCTATAAGTTCTACCAACTAGTTTGCCGCGCTTAGTTATATCTATTTTACGACCTCTTATATTATCTAAACCACGATTTCTTACATTTGGATCTACAGCGGTGCGTCCTAGTGTTGAGACTGCTGTTGCGATATCACGTGCTTCACGTGCTGTTATACCAAAACGCTTTGCCACTTTCTCAAGTGGGTTCATATTCTTTTTCTTTGCCATTGTTTATCTCCTTAGATGAACTGTCTGTCTTTTTCTGCAAGTAGTTCATCTATGTTGACTACTACTCGCTTGCCTCGCTCGTAACGAGACAAAAATGGATTCTTCATATGATGCGTTGCGTGGATACCTTGGTTGAGCCATTCACGCACTTTAATTTCACAGAACCAGAGCGCCATCACCATATCGGTCTTACCTTTGGTGGTGGGCGACCAGGTAATAAGTTGCTCAATCAAAGACTTAATGTTCTCGGTCTGATCTGATGGCAGATGAATCAGGTTATCCCTATGATGCTTCCCATCGGGTTGCTTGGTGCCAAAGAGGGTGGACATAGAGGCCACGCCAAAGCCTGCATCCCACTTGTTATTACCAGTATGGTGCTCTCTTAGAACAGTTCCCTTGGATGCAAGGAATTGTCTAATTGTCTCATCTTGTGTGAGAAAAGATTGAAAGGCATTACGCTCGACGACCCACTCCGATGGTGCATATACGTTAGTCCAATCGGTAATGAGCTGTCTGATTTGTGCAGGCGTAGGACGTGTAATCTTGATAGCGTCAACAATGTAGCGCTTATGAGATATGCGATCAACTGCATAACAGATTGCCGCTGTGTCTCCGACCATCGCTGGGTCAAGTCCACACACAACACTGAAACCGTTGAGGTCCTTGGGATGACCTGGACTGCCAGGCACCAATCTACCTGCTCTTCGCATTCCATCAATAGAACCTCTCACACATACAGGGTCAAAGATGGCATCATCGGATATATCTTGCTGTTGATAAATCAAAGCCCAGGTGGCGGCATCCATCGCTTGACGCTCGTTAAATAAGTTACGTCCATTCCAGCGGGGCCAGAGGCCCTCTGCGGTCTTCTGCTCCTCTGGTTGACCATCAAAGGGTTGGTCTGAGTAAGGCCAGAGCGTCACCCAATCCTCAGGCTTCTCTTTGGGTTCAAGCAGGGCTGGCATACCTAGATAGGTCCAAGGGACCAGACCACCAGGGTATCTATCAGGTGAGCGTAGCTCTTTGTATAAATCCACCGCAGATACGCGGGTACCAATAACGATGAGCTTGCCTGTCGGATTGAGACGGGATCTAACATCTTGGGTAAGCCACTTAATCTGTCGTTCAAAGTCATTGGCGTTAGAGAGGGTCACCGCATCGTCAATGAGAATCATATCGGCGCGTTTACCGTAGATATGACCGCCGATACCGACGGCCTCTAGGTTGGGGTCTTTCTCAGATGACTCACGGAGTTCATCACCGAAGGTGACGCGGGTAGCCTGCCAGGAGGCGCTTTTGGATTTGAACCCAACCCCAGCGGCATAGGCCTGTTGTAGTTCTTCATACATCGGATGGGTCAGTCGCTGCTTGATAGCATAGAGGAAGTCTGCGGCTAGACGCTGGGTTTGGGAAACTATCAGTACTCTAAAGTTTGGATTGTTGACAATCTTCCAGGTCACATAGTCAACGGTGACCGTCATTGATTTGGCGTGGTTGGGTGGAATGTTAATGAGGATGCGGTTATCTGCAACACCCTTCTCGTACTTCATTGACGGATGGTGCCAACTAGGTTCCCTGCCCTCAATGACATCTATCAGGT